GTCTGCGGATGTGGCGGATGTCATGGTGGATGATGCCGCATTAATGATGGCTTCAGCGGGGATTTCCGGAGGTGTGAGATATGTCCCAGCCGGTTGGTGATCTTGTTATTGACCTTAGTCTGGATGCGGTCCGTTTCGATGAGCAGATGAGCCGGGTAAGGCGTCATTTTTCAGGTCTGGATACCGACGCCAGAAAAACCGCCAGTGCTGTTGAACAGGGCCTGAGCCGCCAGGCGCTGGCTGCACAAAAAGCCGGGATTTCCGTCGGGCAGTATAAAGCGGCCATGCGAACCCTGCCCGCACAGTTTACGGATATCGCCACGCAGCTTGCCGGTGGTCAGAATCCCTGGCTGATCCTGCTGCAACAGGGCGGTCAGGTGAAGGACTCCTTCGGCGGGATGATCCCCATGTTCAGGGGGCTTGCCGGTGCGATCACCCTGCCGATGGTCGGGGTCACCTCGCTGGCGGTGGCGACAGGTGCGCTGGCGTACGCCTGGTACCAGGGGGATTCCACGCTTTCAGCGTTTAATAAAACCCTGGTTCTTTCCGGTAATCAGTCCGGACTGACTGCCGATCGCATGCTGACGCTCTCCAGAGCCGGACAGGCCGCAGGGCTGACGTTTAACCAGGCGAGTGAGTCACTGGCAGCCCTGGTGAATGCCGGTGTGCGTGGTGGTGAACAGTTTGATGCCATCAACCAGAGTGTCGCGCGTTTTGCTTCTGCATCCGGTGTGGAGGTGGACAAGGTTGCAGAGGCTTTCGGAAAACTGACCACCGACCCGACGTCGGGGCTGATGGCGATGGCGCGCCAGTTCCGTAACGTGACGGCAGAGCAGATTGCGTATGTTGCGCAGCTGCAGCGTTCCGGTGATGAGGCCGGGGCCTTACAGGCGGCGAACGATATCGCCACGAAAGGCTTTGATGAGCAGACCCGTCGCCTGAAAGAAAACATGGGGACACTGGAGACCTGGGCGGATAAAACAGGGAAGGCATTCAAATCGATGTGGGATGCCATTCTGGATATCGGTCGTCCTGAGTCCTCAGCGGATATGCTCGCCAGTGCGCAGAAGGCATTTGATGAGGCGGATAAAAAATGGCAGTGGTACCAGAGCCGGAGCCAGCGCCGCGGTAAAACCTCTTCTTTCCGGGCCAACCTTCAGGGCGCATGGAATGACCGGGAAAATGCCCGGCTGGGGCTGGCAGCGGCCACGCTGCAGTCGGATATGGAAAAAGCCGGTGAACTGGCCGCCAGGGACCGGGCCGAACGGGACGCATCACAGCTGAAGTATACCGGAGAGGCGCAGAAGGGGTATGAGCGTCTGCTGACGCCGCTGGAGAAATATACCGCCCGTCAGGAAGAACTGAATAAGGCCCTGAAAGACGGGAAAATCCTGCAGGCGGATTACAACACGCTGATGGCGGCGGCGAAAAAGGATTATGAATCGACGCTGAAAAAGCCGAAGTCGTCAGGAGTCAAAGTGTCAGCCGGTGAGCGTCAGGAAGACCAGGCGCATGCTGCCCTGCTGGCGCTTGAAACCGAGCTCCGGACGCTGGAAAAACACAGCGGTGCGAATGAGAAAATCAGCCAGCAGCGTCGCGATTTATGGAAAGCGGAAAATCAGTATGCGGTCCTGAAAGAGGCAGCCACGAAACGGCAGTTATCTGAGCAGGAAAAATCCCTGCTGACCCATGAGAAAGAGACGCTGGAGTACAAACGCCAGCTGGCTGAGCTGGGAGACAAAGTTGAACACCAGAAACGGCTGAATGAGCTGGCACAGCAGGCTGCGCGGTTTGAGCAGCAGCAGGGCGCGAAGCAGGCGGCAATCAGTGCCCAGGCGCGGGGCCTCACCGACCGTCAGGCGCAGCGGGAGTCGGAAGAGCAGCACCTTCGTGACGTGTACGGTGATAATCCGGATGCGCTGGCGAAGGCCACATCTGCACTGAAGAACACCTGGTCTGCGGAGGAGCAGCTTCGTGGAAGCTGGATGGCCGGTCTGAAGTCCGGCTGGGGCGAGTGGGCAGAAAGTGCGACGGACAGTTTTTCGCAGGTTAAAAGCGTGGCCACGCAGACCTTTGACGGTATTGCACAGAATATGGCAGCGATGCTGACCGGCAGTGAGCAGAACTGGCGCAGCTTCACCCGTTCCGTGCTGTCCATGATGACAGAAATTCTGCTTAAGCAGGCAATGGTGGGGATTGTCGGGAGTATCGGTAGCGCCATTGGCGGGGCTGTTGGTGGCGGCGCATCCGCATCAGACGGTACAGCCATTCAGGCAGCTGCGGCGAAATTCCATTTTGCGACCGGAGGATTTACGGGAACCGGCGGCAAATATGAGCCAGCGGGGATTGTTCACCGTGGTGAGTTTGTCTTCACGAAGGAGGCAACCAGCCGGATTGGCGTGGGGAATCTTTACCGGCTTATGCGCGGCTATGCCACCGGCGGTTATGTCGGTACACCGGGCAGTCTGGCGGACAGCCGGTCGCAGGCGTCCGGGAAGTTTGAGCAGAATAACCATGTGGTGATTAACAACGACGGCACGAACGGGCAGATAGGTCCGGCTGCTCTGAAGGCGGTGTATGACATGGCCCGCAAGGGTGCCCGTGATGAAATTCAGACACAGATGCGTGATGGTGGCCTGTTCTCCGGAGGTGGACGATGAAGACCTTCCGCTGGAAAGTGAAACCCGGTATGGATGTGGCTTCGGTCCCTTCTGTAAGAAAGGTGCGCTTTGGTGATGGCTATTCTCAGCGAGCGCCTGCCGGGCTGAATGCCAACCTGAAAACGTACAGCGTGACGCTTTCTGTCCCCCGTGAGGAGGCCACGGTACTGGAGTCGTTTCTGGAAGAGCACGGGGGCTGGAAATCCTTTCTGTGGACGCCGCCTTATGAGTGGCGGCAGATAAAGGTGACCTGCGCAAAATGGTCGTCGCGGGTCAGTATGCTGCGTGTTGAGTTCAGCGCAGAGTTTGAACAGGTGGTGAACTGATGCAGGATATCCGGCAGGAAACACTGAATGAATGCACCCGTGCGGAGCAGTCGGCCAGCGTGGTGCTCTGGGAAATCGATCTGACAGAGGTTGGTGGAGAACGTTATTTTTTCTGTAATGAGCAGAACGAAAAAGGTGAGCCGGTCACCTGGCAGGGGCGACAGTATCAGGCATACCCCATTCAGGGGAGCGGTTTTGAACTGAATGGCAAAGGCACCAGTACGCGGCCCACGCTGGCAGTCTCTAACCTGTACGGCATGGTCACCGGTATGGTGGAAGATATGCAGAGTCTGGTCGGCGGAACGGTAGTCCGGCGTAAGGTTTACGCCCGTTTTCTGGATGCGGTGAATTTTGTGGCGGGCAATCCGGAAGCGGACCCGGAGCAGGAGCTGAGCGACCGCTGGGTGGTGGAGCAGATGTCAGAGCTGACGGCCATGACAGCCTCGTTTGTGCTGGCAACACCGACGGAGACGGACGGAGCGCTGTTTCCCGGTCGCATCATGCTGGCGAACACCTGTATGTGGGATTACCGGGGAGATGAATGCGGGTATAACGGTCCTGCGGTGGCGGATGAGTTCGACAACCCCACCACGGATATCCGTAAGGACAGATGCAGCAAGTGCATGCGCGGGTGTGAGATGCGCGGCATGGTGGCTAATTTTGGCGGTTTCCTTTCCATTAACAAACTTTCGCAGTAAATCCAATGACACAGACAGAATCAGCGATTCTGGCGCATGCCCGGCGGTGTGTGCCTGCGGAGTCGTGCGGCTTCGTGGTGAGAACGCCGGAGGGGGAGCGGTATATCCCTTGTGTGAATATCTCTGCAGAGCCGGAGGCGTATTTTCGTATTGCACCGGAAGACTGGCTGCGGGCAGAGATGCAGGGGGAGATTGTGGCACTGGTCCACAGTCATCCCGGTGGTCTGCCCTGGCTGAGCGAGGCCGACCGGCGGCTGCAGATAAAAAGTGCACTGTCCTGGTGGCTGGTCTGCCGGGGGGAAATTCATAAATTCCGCTGTGTGCCACATCTGACAGGACGGCGCTTTGAGCACGGGGTGACGGACTGTTACACGCTGTTCCGGGATGCCTACCATCTGGCGGGAATTGATATGCCGGATTTTGAGCGTGAGGATGACTGGTGGCGCAACGGTCAGAACCTTTACCTGGACAATATGGAGGCGACTGGTTTTTACAGGATTTCCCTGCCTTCCGCACAGCCTGGCGATATCCTGCTGTGCTGCTTTGGCGCATCGGTGGCCAATCATGCCGCCATTTACTGTGGTGACGGCGAGCTGCTGCACCATATTCCTGAACAACTGAGCAAACGAGAGAGGTATACCGACAAATGGCAGCGACGCACACACTCCCTCTGGCGTCACCGGGCATGGCGCGCATCTGCCTTTACGGGGATTTGCAACGATTTGGCCGCCGCATCGACCTTCGTGTGAAAACGGGGGCTGAAGCCATCCGCGCACTGGCCACACAGCTCCCGGTGTTTCGTCAGAAACTGAGCGACGGCTGGTATCAGGTACGGATTGCCGGGCGTGATGCAGGCGAAACCGAATTATCATCCCGTCTTAATGAGCCGCTGGCAAATGGTGCAGTGATCCACATCGTGCCGCGTCTTGCGGGAGCAAAAAGTGGCGGTGTGTTTCAGGCGGTGCTGGGTGCGGCGTTGATTGCTACGGCAATCTGGATGCCGGGGATCAGTATCGCTTTCAGTGACATTCTCTTTTCAATGGGTGCGGCGATGACGCTTGGCGGTGTTGCACAGATGCTGGCACCGAAAGCGAGTACCGCAACAACGACCAGCACGGATAACGGTAAGCAGAACACGTATTTCTCATCACTGGATAACATGGTTGCCCAGGGCAATGTTCTGCCTGTTCTGTACGGTGAAATGCGTGTGGGGTCACGGGTAATTTCGCAGGAAATCAGCACGGCAGACGAAGGGGATGGTGGTGAAATCGTGGTGATTGGTCGCTGATGCAGAATGTTTTATGTGAAACCGCCTCCGGGCGGTTTTGTCGTTTATGGAGCGTGAGGAATGGGTAAAGGCAGCAGTAAGGGGCATACCCCGCGCGAAGCGAAGGACAACCTGAAGTCCACGCAGCTGCTGAGTGTGATCGATGCCATCAGCGAAGGGCCGATAGAAGGTCCGGTGGATGGATTAAAAAGCGTGCTGCTGAACAGTACGCCGGTGCTGGACAGTGAGGAGAATACCAATATCTCCGGCGTCACGGTGGTGTTCCGGTCAGGTGAGCAGGAGCAGACACCGCCGGAGGGGTTTGAATCCTCCGGCTCCGAGACGGTGCTGGGTACGGAAGTGAAATATGACACGCCGATAACCCGGACCATCACGTCGGCAAACATTGACCGTCTGCGCCTGACCTTCGGTGTGCAGGCACTGGTGGAAACCACCTCAAAGGGGGACAGGAATCCGTCGGAAGTCCGCCTGCTGGTTCAGATACAGCGTAATGGTGGCTGGGTGACGGAAAAAGACATCACCATTAAGGGCAAAACCACCTCGCAGTATCTGGCCTCGGTGGTGGTGGATAACCTGCCGCCGCGCCCGTTTAATATCCGGATGCGCAGAATGACGCCGGACAGCACCACAGACCAGCTGCAGAACAAAACGCTCTGGTCGTCATACACCGAAATCATCGATGTGAAACAGGGCTACCCGAACACGGCACTGGTCGGCGTAAAGGTGGATTCGGAGCAGTTCGGCAGCCAGCAGGTGAGCCGTAATTATCATCTTCGCGGGCGTATTCTGCAGGTGCCGTCGAACTATAACCCGCAGACGCGGCAATACAGCGGTATCTGGGACGGAACGTTAAAACCGGCATACAGCAACAACCCGGCCTGGTGTCTGTGGGATATGCTGACCCACCCGCGCTACGGCATGGGGAAACGTCTTGGTGCGGCGGATGTGGATAAATGGGCGCTGTATGTCATCGGCCAGTACTGCGACCAGTCGGTGCCGGACGGCTTTGGCGGCACGGAGCCGCGCATTACCTGTAATGCGTACCTGACCACACAGCGTAAGGCGTGGGATGTGCTCAGTGATTTCTGCTCGGCGATGCGCTGTATGCCGGTATGGAACGGGCAGACGCTGACGTTCGTGCAGGACCGACCATCAGATAAGGTGTGGACCTATAACCGCAGTAATGTGGTGATGCCGGATGATGGTGCGCCGTTCCGCTACAGCTTCAGCGCCCTGAAGGACCGCCATAATGCCGTTGAGGTGAACTGGATTGACCCGAATAACGGCTGGGAGACGGCGACAGAGCTTGTTGAAGATACGCAGGCCATTGCCCGTTACGGTCGTAATGTCACGAAGATGGATGCCTTTGGTTGTACCAGTCGGGGGCAGGCACACCGAGCCGGGCTGTGGCTGATTAAAACGGAACTGCTGGAAACGCAGACCGTGGATTTCAGCGTGGGCGCAGAAGGGCTTCGCCATGTGCCGGGCGATGTTATTGAAATCTGCGATGATGACTATGCCGGTATCAGCATCGGTGGTCGCGTGCTGGCGGTGAACAGCCAGACCCGGACGCTGACGCTCGACCGTGAAATCACGCTGCCATCCTCCGGCACCACGCTGATAAGCCTGGTTGACGGGCAGGGTAATCCGGTCAGCGTGGAGGTCCAGTCCGTCACCGACGGCGTGAAGGTGAAAGTGAGCCGTGTTCCTGACGGCGTTGCTGAATACAGCGTATGGGGGCTGAAGTTGCCGACGTTGCGCCAGCGCCTGTTCCGCTGCGTGAGTATCCGTGAGAACGACGACGGCACGTATGCCATCACCGCCGTGCAGCATGTACCCGAAAAAGAAGCCATCGTGGATAACGGGGCGCACTTTGACGGCGACCAGAGCGGCACGGTGAATGGTGTCACGCCGCCAGCAGTGCAGCACCTGACTGCCGAAGTCACCGCAGACAGCGGGGAGTATCAGGTACTGGCCCGCTGGGATACGCCGAAGGTGGTGAAGGGCGTGAGTTTCATGCTTCGCCTGACCGTGGCCGCGGATGACGGCAGTGAGCGGCTGGTCAGCACAGCCCGGACGGCGGAAACCACATACCGCTTCACACAACTGGCGCCGGGGAACTACAGGCTGACAGTCCGGGCAGTAAATGCGTGGGGGCAGCAGGGCGATCCGGCATCGGTATCGTTCAGGATTGCCGCACCGGCAGCGCCGTCACAGATTGAGCTGACGCCGGGCTATTTTCAGATAACCGCCACGCCGCATCTTGCGGTTTATGACCCGACGGTACAGTTTGAGTTCTGGTTCTCGGAAACGCGGATTACCGATATCAGGCAGGTTGAAACCACAGCCCGCTATCTTGGCACGGCGCTGTACTGGATAGCCGCCAGTATCAATATCAAACCGGACCATGATTATTATTTTTACATCCGCAGTGTGAACACCGTTGGCAAATCGGCATTTGTGGAGGCTGTTGGCCAGCCGAGTGATGATGCATCCGGCTATCTGGATTTTTTCAAAGGCCAGATAACCGAATCCCATCTCGGCAAGGAGCTGCTGGAAAAAGTCGACCTGACGGAGGATAACGCCAGCAGACTGGAGGAGTTTTCGAAAGAGTGGAAGGACGCCAACGATAAGTGGAATGCCATGTGGGGCGTCAAAATTGAGCAGACCAAAGACGGCAAACATTATGTCGCGGGTATTGGCCTCAGCATGGAGGACGCGGAGGAAGGCAAACTGAGCCAGTTTCTGGTTGCCGCCAATCGTATCGCGTTTATTGACCCGGCAAACGGGAATGAAACGCCGATGTTTGTGGCGCAGGGCAACCAGATATTCATGAACGACGTGTTCCTGAAGCGCCTGACGGCTCCCACCATTACCAGCGGCGGTAATCCTCCGGCATTTTCCCTGACACCGGACGGAAAGCTGACCGCTAAAAATGCAGATATCAGTGGCAGTGTGAATGCGAACGCCGGGACGCTCAACAATGTCACAATTAATGAGAACTGTCAGATTAAGGGGAAACTGTCAGCCAACCAGATTGAAGGCGATATAGTCAAAACAGTGGGTAAGGCTTTTCCGCGGGACTCCCGGGCACCGGAGCGGTGGCCATCAGGGACCATTACCGTCAGGGTTTATGACGATCAGCCGTTTGACCGGCAGATTGTTATTCCGGCGGTGGCATTCAGTGGCGCTAAGCATGAGAGAGAGCATACTGATATTTACTCCTCATGCCGTCTGATAGTGCGGAAAAACGGTGCTGAAATTTATAACCGTACCGCGCTGGATAATACGCTGATTTACAGTGGCGTTATTGATATGCCTGCCGGTCACGGTCACATGACGCTGGAGTTTTCGGTATCAGCATGGCTAGTGAATAACTGGTATCCCACAGCAAGTATCAGCGATTTGCTGGTTGTGGTGATGAAGAAAGCCACCGCAGGCATCAGTATCAGCTGAATTTTATAACCCATATACGGGCGCCAGAAATGGCGCCTTTTTTATTGCAGAAAAGCGAGAGGTAATTATGCGTAAACTTTATGCCGCCATTTTGTCCGCAGCCATTTGTCTGGCCGTATCCGGTGCGCCTGCATGGGCGTCTGAACATCAGTCCACGCTGAGCGCGGGGTATCTTCATGTCTCGACGAACGTTCCTGGCAGCGATGAACTGAACGGGATTAACGTGAAATACCGTTATGAGTTTACGGACACACTGGGGATGGTGACGTCGTTCAGCTATGCAGGAGACAAGAATCGCCAGCTGACCCATTACAGCGATACCCGCTGGCATGAAGATTCCGTGCGTAACCGCTGGTTCAGCGTGATGGCGGGGCCGTCTGTGCGCGTGAATGAATGGTTCAGCGCGTATGCGATGGCGGGTATGGCTTACAGCCGTGTGTCGACTTTCTCCGGGGATTATCTCCGCGTAACTGACAACAAGGGGAAAACGCACGACGTGCTGACCGGAAGTGATGACGGTCGCCACAGCAACACGTCTCTGGCGTGGGGAGCTGGCGTGCAGGTTAACCCGACCGAATCCGTGGCCATTGATATTGCTTATGAATGCTCCGGCAGTGGCGACTGGCGCACTGACGGTTTCATCGTGGGTGTCGGTTATAAATTCTGATTAGCCAGGTAACACAGTGTTATGACAGCCCGCCGGTTCAGGCGGGCTTTTTTGTGGGGTGAATATGGCAGTAAAGATTTCAGGTGTACTGAAAGACGGCACAGGAAAACCGGTACAGAACTGCACAATCCAGCTGAAAGCAAAACGTAACAGCACCACGGTGGTGGTGAACACCCTGGCCTCAGAAAATCCGGATGAAGCCGGGCGTTACAGCATGGACGTTGAGTACGGTCAGTACAGCGTTATTCTGTTGGTGGAAGGATTCCCGCCGTCACATGCCGGGACCATCACCGTGTATGAAGATTCTCAACCGGGGACGCTGAATGATTTTCTCGGTGCCATGTCGGAGGATGACGTCCGGCCGGAGGCACTGCGTCGTTTTGAACTGATGGTGGAAGAAGCGGCGCGTCACGCTGAGGAGGCGAAGAAGAATGCCGGAGAGGCGGAGACGTCCGCGAGGAATGCTGGCATATCAGCCAGTCAGGCAGAAGAGAGCGCTGCAAATGCTGACACTTCAGCAGGGGATGCATCGGAGTCAGCCCGGCAGGCGGCAGAAAGTGCAGCCTCAGCAAAGCAGTCAGAGGATGCGTCCTCGTCCTCGGCCTCTGCGGCCGCTCAAAAAGCCAGTGAGTCATTACAAAGTGCAACAGATGCTGAGTTGTCAAAAAAGATGGCAGAAAGTGCAGCCGGTAATGCAGCCAGGGATGCAACGACCGCAACAGAAAAAGCCCGGGAGTCAGCAGAAAGCGCACAGTCAGCGGAACAAAGCAGGATAGCGGCGGAAGAGGC